CTACCCATCCTTTCATTCATGATTTTATGCATATTTCTTCTCGCTTCAAGATACTTTATCGCTGCCTCATCACCATTATTCTCCATAACATATAGTTGGTTAAGACTATACTTTTGATCGTCAACACCACCATAATCTAAAAGACTTATAGTTTTCTCATCCTGTGGTAAAACAAACTTATCCTCGTCCTCTTCCTCCAAGAGTTTATTAATCTTCTCGTCATTCTCTTTTTTCCTCTCTACGTCTGGATCTCTAAGTATTGGTCTTGGACTCAATCCTAATGCATTAGCAAGTGGATCTTCTATCTCTGTGTATTTCTTAAATACAGGGAACTTGGCAAGACCTCTTAGTAATTGACCACCAATAAATTCTCCTGCCATACCTCCTGCTGCACCTGTGACAAATCCAGGGAAACCACCGAACGGTGAACCGATTGCAAAACCAGCAGCATATCCTAGTAGTCCAGATGTTGCACTTACAATAGCATTGATAGGAGACTCACCCATACCATAGTCTATGAGTCCCATGACTGCTGCTATAACTTTATCAATACCACCTATCTTTACTCTTCCTTTTGCTTCTTTCAAGAACTTGGATAGGTTTGCCATCTCCTTGCTCTTCATTGCAACCTTAACATTCTTGATTGCAAAGTCTTTTGCATTCTTCAATCCAGTCTTTGCATTTTTAAGAGACAGTACCTTCTTAATGTTAGGGTTCTTTTCTATAATAGGTTTAATGGCACCCTTTATCCTCTCCATTACAGGTTTGAACATCTGCTGTGGATTCTTCACCATATCTTTGAGACCTTTGATCTTTGATCCTAGGTTCTTTCCAAAATCAAATACACCCTTTCCTGCTTTCTTTGCAAGGTTCTTCATTCTACCAACATTCTTTGATGCCCACTCACTAGCACCTTTGTATATGTTCTTACCTTTCTCTATCGCATCCATTCCAAATGACTTTGCTTTACCTAGGAAGTTCTTACCCTTAGTAAATACATTCTTACCAAAGTTTCCTATGTTTTTACCCATATTCGTGACATTACCTTTTATCTTAGATATGGTCTTAGGAATACCTTTTACCTTAGTCACCACATTATTTTTTAGATTCTTTACCTGTGATAACTTCTTCTTACCAAACTGTTTGGCACGATCTACTATCCCAACTTTACTACCAGTAATCTTTGCTTTGGGTTTACCCTTTACTTTTCCACCTTTTCCTTGTGTTACCTTTGGTACGTTTGGTTTTCTTTGGAAGAACTTCTTGATTTTACCTAGTGTATCACCAAGTTTCTTCATTTTCTTGTAGTCACCTACAAGTTTCCATGGCATCAATATTCGTGACGCTGCCCATAATGACCCTAATCCACCAAATATCTGTAAAACACCAAATAACTTATCAAATACCTTACCTATACCTTTACTGTCTGGGTTGGTGCCGAATACTTTGGTGACACCTTCCATGACTTGAAAGACACCAAAACCAGCAATCTTTGCAGCAGCACCTACTATGGCACCTAGTCCTTTTAATACTGTCTGTGCATTCTTTTGGTTATTAGGATCACTCAACCAATCAAATGCCTTATATGCTACGAATGCTGTAAATGCATTTGAAATAAAATTGACAATGGGTGCGAAACCTTTTAGAAGTCTCTGCCACCATGTCAACTTTTTCTCTTCTTTCTCTGCTATCTTTTCACCTACGTCTTTACTATCTTCATCCTCCTCATCATCTTCTTGTGCATCTTCTGCTGCTTTGTCATTCTTTCTTCCTTGATCTACCAAAGGGGAGATAGGAGTTAAAGGTTTGATTAATTCTTTACGGTGTTCATGCTCGTCGTCTAATAATGTTTTCTCTTCTGTTACTAATGCACTAGAAACATCTGCATGAACCGACATGATCTCACTGAGATCTTTTATCTGTTGACCAAAATATGTGACTGCTCCACCTAGTCTATTCTGACTGACTAAAAGAGGACGCATCGCTTTAACCTGTGCCGAATTACCACTAGGCGGTTTGACGCTGATATATTCTCTTAGTGTTGCTGCCACTAGATAGAAGTCCTATTCTTGTTCTGTTGTCTCTTGATTCGCTCTTCCTCTTCCTTCAAGTGTCCTATTAATAGGTTAACATACACATCACGTTCCCATGGAATCATATCGTTTAACTCCGTCAAACTATACTTGTGATGCTGCATTAATGCGAAGTTCGTCTTATAGTGATTCATAAGACTGTCATGCATTAATGCTATCCGAAAAAAGCAGCAAGTCCCTCCAATACCACTTCATTAACAACTTTGGTGTTGGGATTTTCTACCTTCAATGTATGAGTTAATTTCGGCATAGTCTCAAAGAAGTTCTGGATCTTAGTAAACTGTGCATTATTCATGTCACCTATAAAGTCCTTTGCTTCTTTCGATGTGAAAGAATCATAGATCTCGTCTCCATCATATACTTTGTCAATACACTCTGCTGCAAGAGCAAATACATCTTCAACATCTGGATTATCCACCATATTACGGTCAACGAATGCATCCAATGCTGGATATTTCATCTGTAATTTGATGTCGTCACTCAATGGTATGATAGTCTTATGACCTTTTGGTATGTCTACTTGAACTTCGTTTAAGTCAAGTGTAACTTCTACCTCTGTCTTACCATCATCTTCACATATTATCTTGAACTCACTCTCTTCTCCAACTGCTTTGGATCTAATCTGTAAGAACAAGAATTCTAGTTCAAATGTTGGTAGACTATCTACACTTTTCAAATCAGTACAAGATTTTAATATATTCTTGACTGCCTTGATCATCTCTTTCTCTTTCTGTGTCTCCATTGCGAGATACAGTAATTTCTCTTCTTTTACGAGAAATGGTCGAAAGTTGACCTTTTTCCCTGTGACTGGTAATTTACAGTCATACTCAGGCACTACAAGTTTTGGTAATGGCATGATGAATTTATAATATCATTTTTATTTATAGCACTTACACTAACCTATTTCCTCCAAGAGAAGGAAAGTCTCCAACGAAGGTATCAAGGAAGTTCGGTATGCTTGTGTCAGTATATAGGTCTTTTGGTTTATATATCTGAGGTTTTGCCCTTAATGTCTGTGGCATGGTCTGATCCATCCTATATCTCTCGAAATAAAACGCAACATCTAACTGTACTAGGTTTGTTTGTTCATTATCAAGTTGTAGTTGACCCACATTGAATGGAAATGCACCAAATATCTTATATGCAGCAGTCTGTTGATGTCCTTCTGGTCCATTTTCAAACTTCAAGATCTCCATGTCTATAACATAGTCATCATAGAATGCTACTGTGTTATCTGAGTCTGATGCTGTGTGATTCAACCATTGTTCAAAGAAATATCTATGTCTCTGGTCTTTTGTAACTATAAATTGTATATTGATCTCTGATGCAGTCTGTCCTGTTGCAAATCTTCTTATCTGTCCTATATTATTCAACTCACCAGTTGTTACTGCTCTACTAGGTAGAGTAATACTGTTAGCATAGTAGTCAACAGTTCTTGTTGCTTCTATTACCTTTATTGGATCGTAAATCTTTGAGTCAAATATATTAGGTGCACCCAAATTAACCTGATACAGGTTACTGGTCATGGGCATAGAACCCGCTGACCTACCTATCATTGATTGAAACTCTTTAAAACTATTTGGGTCCACTACAACCTACTCCAAATAAAACTACTAGGGATCTCTACTCGTACACCACCAAGTTCTCTAACAAACTGTTCAGACGGTAGTGGAACGAAATCTCGGAGATCAACAGCAGGAACCAATCGTATATTAGATGCCCTACCTATAAAGTATTTATGATGGCAACGCATAGGATATGATATAGAACCACTACCCCATGTTTTTGCAATGCTTTGACGTGCTGTTGGACGTAGATAATGTAAGTTACCACCAGAAAAGTGTCCATTTATAGGATCAATGTCAACAACAAGAGTCATTGGAAATGTATCGTAGAACGGTAACGACTCAGTTTTAGCACTATAACTGTAATATATGCAATCACCTACCTTGACCTCACCTGGGTCTAATGCACCAAATAACTGTCCTCTGTACCAGTCCTTTGACTTTGGTTTACCTTGTGTAGCATCTTTAATGTCCTCGAATACACTCATACTTGTAACTCGTGTTCTGTAAGTATCTTAAAAGTCATACGTCTGTCCTTGCAGTATTCTACTGCTGCTTTCCACTTCGCTTCATTTATAGCATATGTCTTGATTTCAGTTATATACTTCTTTGTACGTCTGCGTTGTTGCTTGGGAGGTGTCGTCTGCTTATTAGGTTTGACCTCAATAATAAACTTCTGCGTCCCCCCAGTTTTAGTCCTTGCTCTGACGTAAAAGTCTGGGAAATAACGATGCACCCTCCCATCAAGAGGACTGATATAAGGTATGATAATCTCCTCTGATCCCCATTCCAAGATGTTTTCATTCTTGTCGCACCAGACCATGAACTTTCTTTCCCATAAACTCCTATAAATAATAGCGGTAGGATCTCCCTTGTATTTATTTTTGTTAGTAGGTCTATAACGTCCAGAATATGCCATGTCAGCAAAAACACGATTAATGTACCCCATGACCAGTCCGAGAGGACCGAGTGCAGGGGACGAAAGTATAAATCCAGAGTCACAATTCAGTACTAAGGCAATAGATTACCTTAAATTTACTGTTTATGATCCAGAATCAGGTGCAAACCCATATAACTATGTATCAGGACCATTGGGCGGAGGTGCTGGTGCAAAGCAAATAGGTAACGACACTACTCAAAAGAATAGCATATATAAGACAATTTATCTATATTTACCACATCAATTAAAAGAATCATATGGTGTTAACTATGAAAAGGCAGCATTAGGTGCATTCGGTGCAGCAGGAGCAGAGGTTCTACAAGGTGCAACTGCTGAGGAAATAGGACCTAAGTTATCACAGGCAGCAGATAGTGGTAAAACAGAGATAGCATTTAGTGCTATTGCTGGTGTATTTAACAATGCCACTGGTGCGTTAGGATTGGAAGGTAATGTATCAAAACAGAATATCGCTGCACTTGCGAAAGGAAAAGTATTTAACCCTTATGAAGAAACTGTGTTTAAGGGGGTCAACTATCGCTCTCATGCTTTTGATTTTGATATGTCACCTCGTAATCCCAAAGAAGCAGTAGAGATACAAGAGATAATAAGTTGTATGCGTGAGAGTATGTTACCCGATACTAATGGTATCAATGCTCGTTGGTTAACTATCCCTAGATTCTTCGGATGTGAGATAGTAAGGTACACACCTAGGGGTTTTGGTGCAGAGATCGCAGGAGAAGGTCTTAACAAACCCGCTTCACTAGCAGCATTACTAAGATTCCCTACAAATTTGGTGCTAACAGGTATGGATGTTGATTTGACACCATCAGGTCAGAATACATCACTTAGACAAGGATTTGGTGCAAGTGAAGATGGAACAATGCAAGACTTTGGTCCTGCGTCATATAGGTTATCACTAAGATTTGACGAGACTGCATTTGTTACTCGTAACATGATTACAGGTGATGATAGAGATCCAACTGCTAACCTTGGTACTAAATCTGGTAATTTTAACTTAGGTACATCAGGTAGAGGTATGCCATCTAATCCGAAAGGGAGGTTACAAGTGGATAGATCAACTACTCCAACGATTAATCGTGAGGGGCAAAGAGGTAGACGTAGGAGCAGAAGATAATGGGATATTTCAGTTATCTACCAAGAGTCGCAGTCAGAACGTCTACATTTAGACAAAATAATGTAGAACCATCTGTTATTGCAAGAAACATATTCAGAAAATGCACTCTTATCGAAGAAATGCAGGAGAGTGTTCTTGGATTTCAACAGTATTCTATCGCTAACAACGAAAGACCAGATCTTATTGCAAGTAACGTATATGGAGACTCACTATACGATTGGGTTGTGTTACTATGCAACAACATAATTAATGTATATGACGATTGGCCCTTGTCTGAGCAGGAACTCCAAGATTATGTAAAAGACAAATATAGGTTCTCAACTGGTGTACATCATTATGAGACGAATGAAATAAAAGACTTAGATACAGGAAAGGTGCTTGTGAAGGCAGGAATCCAAGTAAATGAGAATTGGGGGTATATTAGATCAGATGGCACAACTGTGACAAATACCACATATCCAGTTTCTAACTATGAGTACGAAAAAGGCATAAATGACTCAAAATCAAATATTTGGTTATTACGTCCAGAATACATAGAGGACTTTGTTGACGAATTTGAGAGTTTGATGAAATATGCTCCAAATGAAGAATTAGACCCAGAATCCGATATTAAGGTAACTCCTAATATCATCAAAGAGGTCTTTATAACACAAAAAGACGAATATACAACAGAATACGGTTTAACACCATCTGTTGATTTCGCCTCTTCTATTGAATTAGTAAATAAGACAGTTACTACCACTACAACTGAAAGTGGTGCTACTCAAACTACAACTATTACATCTACTGACGTAAACTCATCAGGTGTAGTCGCAGGAACCACAGATGCTTCATCTACTGCGTCACAAACATCTGACGATACATCGTCATCTAGTTCTAGTTCTAGTAGTTCCAGTTCTGGATCTAGTTCCTCTGGTGGATCTAGTTCTTCTGGTGGTGGCGGTTACGGTGGTTACTAATATAACGTGGTAGATAAAATATACAAAACGACGCAAACCAGAATATAAGCAATATACTCAAATGTACAACTCTATTAGAGTTGACTATCAATCCTAGTGTGACGAGTCCTATCCATGTGTAGTCCAAAGTGCCATGGAGACGATACCACACGTTTTCTCCTAATTTCTTAATTACCTTCTTTCTCAAATTATCAAAGAAAGGAGATATATGTCTCATCATGACAAAACCCTCATTTAAGACCATGAGGGTGAATCCTATCCAAAATATCATTAGTAACGATCTGGTATATTTGCCTTATATGCTTCTGGGGTGTGATCCTTGAATTTGTCGTGATTACCATCCCCAGGCATTTTTCCAAATGCAACGTATTGTATTGCTTGCATAGAACCTTCTAATCTTTTCAGATCGCTCTCATTCTTGATATACTCATCATACCAACCTTTTAGTTCATCTTGTCTGGCATTGAGTTGCATTGTACGCTTAGTGAAGCGTTGAATTAGTTGTTCGTAGTTTTCAGTAGGTTTAGTCACGTTGTCTCCAATCATCAGGTTTTTTGCGGTTGAACCATTCGCCTATATCGTCAGCACTGTCGAATCCTTCTCTATAATCAGATGGGTCGGATTCGCCTAATCCCATCCTATTCAGAAAATCGTCCGTCCCTCCCTTCTTCATGTTGGGATTTGCTGCTCGCTGTCGTGCTTGACGCAACCATGTGGCAGCAGTAGTATTTGACTTTGCTAGTTTTTGTGCCCATATCATTTCTGTAAGATTCACCTCTTTTCCTTCGGCAATCAATTTGCAGACTTTATCGAGTCTGAGTCGATATTGGGTTGATAGCATTTAAAGTTCCGATTCTATTTTTTCTATGTATGATGCTTCTTGACGTGCAGCATGAGATCTATCATGGAGCACATGTCGAATATCAGTCATAATAACTTCGGGATCAATATAGTCATCTAGGTACTTATCTATCGCTTCTTTAAGATAGCGATATCTATGCCACTCGACGCTATAAGTTTTGTAGTGTTCGTTCTTACCGCAAGACATGATGTTAATTTATAAAAACCCTGGGGGCGAAAAATTACCGCGAATTTTTTTCCCCCCTTTTTTCATTTCAAAAGTGAAATAATATATGGGTTAGTGATGATGATGCGAGGGTGTATGACAGTTAACATACTTAGTCCTCGTCTCTCTACGTTTGTATCCTTTAACATAATGACGTCCATTATAGTATCCAGGAACATAGTAGTAATAATCGTAATGCACTGGCAGACAACTGTCTTCATTATAATGATAACCTCTGTCATAAGAGTGATGGTGATGATTGCTGTATTCAACAAACGGTTCCCAAAACTCTGCCCAAGTTAGTGCGTTGGCAGGGGTTGCAAATGACAATGCTGCAAGTGCAAGTACGATCTTTTTCATTATTCTTCTGCTAGTTTAGCAAAGTAGGATAGATCAGGATCTTCCTCTTCTTTTAATGATGATACAGCATTACCGAACCCTGGTGTTGGAGTAGTAGACACTTCTTCAACTGGTTCTGTAATCTTATCTTCATAATCTAAACCATCGTCGTCTTCATTGATAGCAGAAGCACGACTTGCCTTACCAAGAACAAGATTCAATCTTGCTTCTAGTTCTTCGTATGACTTGAAGTTCTTTGCCTCAGTATAATCTTTTAAACTATACTCCTGATTATATATCTCTTCAAGTTTAGTGTCCTCGAAGTTACCGAGTGTACCCGCAGAAGCAAACTCAGAACGATCATAGTTCCAGTATCCATCTTGCTTGACTATCTTTAATTTGAAGTCAGCACCCTTCCAGAAACAGAAAGGATTGATAGGATCTTCATCTTCAAACTGAGGTTTCATTGCCTCAGCAATCTTATCATGTATCTTCTTACCATACTTATAAAGGAAGACTCTTCCTTCATTCTCTGGATGTAGAGGATCTTTTACAACGTAGATGTTTGAGTAGTAGGAGAGTTTCCTCTTTTGTTTCCTTGCTACATCTTTATCTGAGTCTAAACCCGAATTCCAGAGCACGCGGTTAAGGTCACCGACTGGATCTTGCTGACCAAGAGTAGTCAACGAGTTCTCGATGTACCAACCACCAGGACCCTGGAATGCATGAGAAAAGACTTGTGCCCAAGGTAGATCTTCCTTTGTAGGAGCAGGAAGGAATCTGATTACTGCGTAACCGTTGCCTGCTTTATCCACCTCTGGTTTCCATAGACGCTCGTCGGGACCTTTGCCCCCACCCTTAGTAGTCATCTTGTCTAGTTCTTTTGTTAATGAACTGATAGATGAACTGCTAGACTTTTTAAGCGATGAAAATGACATCTGTATTCTCCGTATTGTTTTGTATTTGGTATGTTCGCCACCATAAATGATAGCATACTATTTATGCGATGACAACCCCCTATATCTGGAAGTCGTGACCACTCTTTCCATCCTGCAAGTCCTTCTTCCAACCTAATAGTTTGTCCTCCATGACTTGCAATATACTCAGCAGATTACCTCCGCCAGAGTACATGGATGACATCTGATCTATTCTATCTTTCATTTCACTTATCTCTGACTTCTCTGTATCATCTTCGCTATTTACTTGAACATATCCTGCCATGAGTTGCAGTCTTGAATAGAATACCTTCTGTTTTGCAATCAAATCTAATGTCTTATTAATATGGTTTAGTCGTGCTTCATTATCAAATGACTGAAACCCCTGAGACATCTGTAAGAGTTCAGTATAACACTCTTGTAGATCATCTAGTTCTTCCTTGACTACTTCTGATTTAAAGAAGTCTTCATCTTCTATATTCATAAGGGTAATACTCCTCTACTGGTTCGTTTGATACAGTTAAGTTGCTGTGCGTTTGCTTTGATCTTATCTTTGAGTGGTTTAGAAATGAGTTTACTAACTCTTTCAATTTCTATCTCATACTCTTCACATACTGATGCAACTGCTTCAATATAATTTATAAGACCATTGTTATTCTGAACTGTGGTCTCAACGAGAGCACTGAACTTATTCTGTGTCATAAAATTCTCTTCAAGATCCTTCACGATTTGATGCCCTCTAAGTAGTAACGGAACTCTTTAATCCACTCGCACAATACATCAATGTAAGGTGTCTTGTCATACTTTTCTACTACCTGTGTCTGTCCGTCTTCTGCCACAGAAATAGTAACAAGTTTCTTTACTTCGCAACCAGTTCTTTCCCAATACATGTAAGCATATGCTGCTTCTTGTACGAAGTATTTGTGCAACCACTCTTCACGTTTTAGTTCCTTGGTTGTTTTGAAATCTATTATTGCCAACTCCCCACAATATTCAGCAATGCAATCAACCCTACCAGCAATGCGTAAATCATCACTGTAAAGAGGTGCTTCAATAGCGTGAACATTATCAATGTTATCAAGAACCTCACGACTAAACCCAAAAAGGTACTTGGGAAGACCTTCGCTCTGTTCCACCTTCTTATGGTTGCCCTCCAAGTACGCTTCAACGATGCCATGATACTTTGTTCCTCTTAATGCTGATGTACGACGGACTTTCTCCGCTTCTTCAAATCCTACACGTTCTTCCCATGCTTTTAGAGTCGCACTAGATATGTGACTCACAATGGTGGTGACGGAGGGGTACCAGTTATCTTCGGGAGTCTTATAGAAACGTCTCCCTTTCACCTGTGTTGCTGATAAAGGTCTGAGTTCCTTAGCAGCACCTACATGATTAAATGTTTTCATTAAGTTTGGAATCCAAGATTGATTTTGCTAACAAGATACTCTCTTACCATACCAGACCTTACGATATCTTCAATACCAAACTCTGTACAATCAAATGATGGCATTGTCTGTAAGATCTTCATGAAGTCTAGCACACCTGTTCTCTCGTTTGTTTTTGTCAGGTCAGACTGTGTGTAGTCTCCTGAGAATATGATCTTAGCATCTTCACCTACACGAGTGATGATTGAATCAAGTTCGTGGAAGTTTAAATTACTAAACTCATCTACTATTATAACACACTTATCCAAAGTGACACCCCTTATAAATGATGTCGACCAGAAAGAAACTGTTTGCTGTGCTCTGAGATTATCATATAGCATTTCAAATGATGAGTCATCAGGCATCTTGAACATGTACTTCACCATATTTTTGTATGGTATCTGATACAAGTTACTCTTGTCCTCATGATCACCTGGGAGGAATCCTATCTCTCTTGTAGGTACAAGTGAACGTACCATGTACACCTTATCATATGGAGTAGAAGGTTCTAATACATCTTGCATCGCAAGATACAAACTAATAAAAGTCTTACCTGTCCCTGCTGCACCATGAAGGACTAAGTTCTTTCCTTCTTTGTATGCATCAAAGACTTTCTTTTGATTATCTGTAAGAGGTTCAATCACACTGAGGTGATCGATATTAATTGGTGTCTTTCTACGCATAACCTTAGTGGGTATGTTTGCTAATGACTTCTTTGGTCTTGGCATTATGTGTATTGGGAAAGGTTCGCTTTCGGATGTTCTGCTGAGATCTTTTGCATGACCTCCTTGAATCCATCAGTCTGTTTTGGTTTACCATATATGGTACCACCAGTTCCTGCTGACCAGTCTTTATCCCAGTCTGGATTCGCTGCTCTCCACTCGTCGTATGCTTTCATACTCATAGAGAGTTCTTTCTTTTCTCCTGTGATCTTATTTATTAAGGGGTAGGTAGGCATGTTACTGAATGATTGGCATTTGGTTTGTAGGATAATCTTCTGGTGAAGGTGCAGGCATTGGTTCATACCTAGGTCTTTGTGAAGGACCAGTTGGTCTACTATAAAGCATAGTCTCTATGAGTAAGTTTATATCAGCAGAGATTTGCTGACTTGTCTCCGCCATAGTTCGGTACCCTGTACCTACTACGATCTGCCCCGCCACCACTGAGGTTGTTGCGATACCCCAGAAAATATAATACCATCTAGTTTTCACTTGTGCTTTTAGTTTGCGTACAACTTTCATAATTAATCTATCCTCAAACAAGGTTGTATTGATGCTGCGTATTCATCAAGTTCATCACAATCACAAGAACCATCACACCATTCTAGTGCTTCGGATATGATTGGAAACTGACATACGAAATGACGTTTAGCAAGTGAGACTACATCCATGTGTTCCTTCTGTGTACCGTTGGCACTACGAAGTTCGATGTAATGTATCCACGATCTCAAACTACCTGTCATGTATAGTTTGGTTGGAGTTGCAAGAGGGAGTACAAATCTAGCACACTCTTTTGCAATGCCCTCAGCAAGCATCTTCTTATATAATTCCATACCATGCTCGAAGTGATCTTGGATCAAGATCTCATACTTCTGGATCATAGTAGGATCAAGGTCATTGATACTGTTCTGTCTGTTCTTATCGTCTTGTCGACGTAACTCAGGAACTTCAATGTCACCTAGCATGCTACTGTCAGCATATCTCTGACTAAATTCTTGGAATGTAAAAGAACGATGTCTAAGTATCTGTGCTGCAAGTCCTCGTGTAGTTTCGATCTGCAATGTCATACTTGCCTGTTCAAATACAGACCAGTGACCATGCTTGATACAATACTTTAATAGTCCTGCCACCTTTGGATTATCTTGGTTGTTAGGATTACTAACACGAGCGATATATCCTATTGTTTTCTCTGCGTCGGGTGTTACAGAGATCAAACATACTTTTGGGTTCATCTTACAATAAATCTAGTCAAAATATATAATGCTACCGATTTCACATATCCGATAGCGGGTAATCCAAACAGAGCAGGCATACATAAGTTCCATGCTCCCCAAATAAAAAATGGTAGGATTGCTACACCAAGTAAGAAGTCAAGAAGGACCTCACCTTTATTAAAACCCCACATATATGCAGGATCATCTTTTGGGTCTGGTTCTTTCTTAAAAGGAGACATATTATACATCACCTTCTTTTGCGTTTCTTCTTCCCTGTGTCCTCCTGTTGTTCTAACCATAATCTTGGTTGTATTCTCCCTTCTGTTTGTTTCCAGACCATCTTTGTGTCTTTAAAATTATCATAATAATAATCAAAGATGTCTGCTTGTTTAGATGACATTACTATGTCATGTGCAATCTTGGTACCATCGTTATACGAGATGAGGTATGAGTTTGATGGTAGTGATCTATCGTTTGCGTCTTCTGGTTTACAATCTCTTTTGAGTTGTTTCACCCTCTATTCCCCCATTTAATTTGTGGAAATGTTTCTTCGACGCATGCCTTAGTAATTTTGTATCTCTTATTAAGAGTACCATCCTTTGCAAGGATAACAACCTTCGCTTCATCGGGATGAAGTCCTTCTAGTAATTGAATGAACATTTGTTCACGTCTCATACGAGGGATGTTAGAACCACCTTTAAAAAAGTGATGTAGGATTCTACCTTCCTTCTCTAATTTAGTATGCTCTGTACCTTCGGGTGCCTCGTTCTCTTTGAAAGGAGGTGTGCCCTCTGGCAATAAACATTCTAATGAATCATCATAGTTGATGATGAAGATAGACCTAAGCGTTTGAGAATCATTATCTCTAAGGATTTTGATCTTCTGTGCTTTTGTCTTTGCATTATGTGCTTTTTGTAGCACTTCTGAGATCAGTAGTCTCATAATTAAAAATCAGTTAATGGTAGGTAAGAATATTTATTAGTCTTCTTCCTCATCATATATTGTATCATCATCTTCGGGAAAGCGCAAGTATATCATCTCTTCCCCACTTAAATTACCTTCTTGGTCATACATTTCTGGATGTAAGACTGCCTGTGTGTAGTCTTTACGTTCTACCCAAGTATCATAAGCATCTTTTAACTGCCATGAGAGTGCAAACCCTATTAAGAATGCTCCAACAGTCAAGACGGATACAATGTAAATGAATGCGGGATCTGCCATGTCTATCTCCTGTTGTTTTAGTTATTTAGTCGCTTTCTTTTTACGACCTGGTTTGCGTTCAGCATGGTAAGTCCATGCGTCATTTAGCATACCATAGAGGTAGTCTTTTATCTTTCTTGCCTTTGGTTTTGGTATGTGACCGTATGCTTCAAGCAACTGTTTGTCACCACCTTTAATGTAACCTTCCAGTTGCATTATGATCTCATTGATCTCTGTTGCTGTGCTTGACTCAATAAATCTGTCGACTGAGGGACGAGTCCACTTCCCTGCTTTTAGATATGGATAGACTTTGAAGAGAAACTTACCATCTGGTTTCACTGCTGCATCTATTGCACGTTCAATCAGTTCGTAAAATTCCTCTTCATTAATCTGGTTCATAGATAATTGCCTTCTCTCAAATATGAAATGGTCTCGGTGCAACCACCCTTTTTGATTCCATTGATAAGAATCTGTGGGAAGGTTGCAGTCTGTCCGAACTCTTGCTTGAATTGTTCGCGAGTAAACTGGGAACCGAGTGCGTACTCAGTATACCCCCAACCCTTTGTTTTGTAAACCTCTTTGATTTTTGTGCAGTAAGGACAACCAGATCTAGTATAGATTACGGTGCCACCAGGATTCTTTGACATGTTAATAAGGGAATAAAAAAGGGAGCGTAATGCTCCCTGATATTTAGTTTGGTATTGAACTTAGAACTTGTACTTTAATCCAGTTTTGAATTCGTACTTGTTGTCTCCACCTTCATTTGATTCATACTTGATGGATGCTTTTGCACCAACTGAATCTGAGATAGGGAAACCTACACCAGTTGCAATAAAGATCTCTGTATCTGCTTCTCCACCATCAGGTGCTGTTGTAACAGGACCGCCTTCTACAAAGTACTTAGAAGTACCAACTTTACCTTCGTAACCGATCTTTGCTGTGAATTCGGTTGAAGAGTAGTCAGAACCTGTCCACTTTGATTTTGTGTCGATACCGACGTAAGGACCTGCTAATACAGGTGCTGAGAATGCAGAGACTGCTGCTACTGCTAAGAGTGATTTAATCATTTTTGTTTTTAGTTTCTCGCAAGAAAAATCCTGCGGATGTGAGACCTCCCCGACATGGGGGTCTTTTATTCTACGCAGGGTTACGATCTTTCGAGTCCTCGTAATTTTATTTAGTATAACTTAACACATTCTTAATGTCAAGCGTTAGGAAAACGTAACAACCAACACCACCCTACGTTTGCTGATGGGTGGTTTCATACAGTGCCAACCATCAAAGATAACGATGTCGTCCTCTATGGGTTGGTGCACTTCCTGAGTTATGAATTCCTCATCAGTTATAATAGTCGGTCCTCCTGCATCTGTCAAGTACACGATCAGATTATGATGTGGGAACTGATGATCTATGTGAGGAGGAGTGCTTCTTGGATTGATAGAAGGGTGTACACAGTTAGCATTGACCCTGTATATACAGTTGACTGGTATGTTATTGAAATCAAAGATCTCATGTACCATTGGATAAACATTCTGGAACTGCTGTGATTGAACAGTAGGGAAGTAATGCTCTCCTATCGTACCAAACTTAGGACGTGATAATAGTTCATGACTATACCACCCATCTAAATTCCAGTCACTTCCTTCTGAACCTACGACTGTGGTTGGTTTATAGTACCATGCAAAGTCACCTTTAAGTAGTAACTCTTTTGTCTGATGATATAGTTGAGTGTCGGGGCACTTCAAGTGTGTAAATGTCATTTAGATAGGAAGTCTTTTACGTCTTTTACTTCGTCAGGTGTTAGTTCTGGTTTCTCTTCCTCTACCTTTTCTATTCTAGTAGGTGGTGCAGGCATGTCAACCTCTTTCATTTCTATTCTATCTAATTCACCTTGCCAACCGTGATAATATTTCTTCATCTTTTTCAGCATCTTCTTACGACCCTTGGGATCGTTCTCATACTTACCTAAGACCTTCGTCAAGGCATTCATTCTACGGACCGAGTGCATAAGACTACGATCAACTGCATTCTCACCAAATCCTTGTGGCATTAGTAAACCTCATCAATAGTTAGTTTAAATTTAATTCGATCAACTTTCTGATCTGACTGAGAGAGATACCAGAGATTAGAATCTCTATTGTGTGACTCCTGATAGAAAACTTCACGAGGTGTGAATCTTTCTGGATCGGAATCTCTATCCTCTGCTTCTAGTATGATCTCTCTGGGTAGAGAAATGTTAGTACCATTATCCCTAGGATAGTATGGAGTTACAGATCCTGCAACGTTCTGATATTTATTCTTCTGTGCTTGGACAGGAGGGTATTGAAATTCAAACTCTTGATTTATTTGGTATGCGTCACCTTCGGTAACACCAAATACTTCTACCCCTGCACACCAGTATATACTATTTCCATACCTTAAATCAACCCCCTCTACAAAGTCAGTAGGAGGTACAGTATATGGCCAGAATGCCATCCTTACCTTTCCGTTGGGGATTGTATCTACGATACGTTCTTGTGCACCAAACTCACCTAACACATAGTCATGCATGAATGACATCTTACTATACTGTCCGTTGGATGTTGGTACAGTACCCATAGGATATCCTCCTGCGTTACCGTTAGTAATACCACTAGCATAGTATGCATCAAGTAAGTTATGGAATGCTTGTTTGTTTGAACCACTTGCCCCAGGTGCTTTGTAGTGTCCAAACCATGCAGTAAATCCATTCTTGTTACTATGCTGGAAGAAGTTACTGTCTACTTTCAATCCTAAGTCACCTTCAATAGTCTCAGAGGGTTTACATATGAGTCCACGATTGAACTCAAACAGTGTGTTGTAATAGATACCACGATCACCAGTGCTACCAGACCTTGTGTATGAACCATCAGCATCATGATTACTAGACATGATGATACCTCTTCTACCATTGGTACCACCCTCATAGAATCCAGGGAATGCTTGACGTGTTGTGTCACCCGCTTGTAGTCCCCACTCAGAACCACCATAGTAATTGTCATTCCAGTATGTGTTATCAGCAACCTGTTGTCCGTTGTCCCACACTACAACCTTATCAGTCCATGACTGTGCTCTGTTGTCCCAGAGTTGTATGCTGAGTTTCTTGATCCTACCTTGGTTACCTGTGTCAGTGTCTGTCCTAGGTGAGTTAGATGCAATTCTACTACGTCCTGCTGCTTCTCCTGCTGCTGGTGATGTAACTAGATTAGTTGACCATGGTTTCTCGAACTGTTGTGTTGCTACATCCATCATGATCAGACCAAAGGAACACGATCCTGCTGCTGGTCCCTTGCTTATCTCTTCGAGTTTATATGTCAGTGTGTCACCATCTGCAACAGTAAACTGTGCAAATGTATGTCCTATCCTTGGCCATGTTGCAACGTTTGCTGTGTAATCTACGAGAGTAGAACCATTCTTCTTAAATGTAAACCGATACTTAATCTCCTCTGCCTCTGGTGCACGAATCATTATTCCATATGCTTTCAGTTCCAGTGTGCTTGCCTTCAACGCTGTAATAGTTTGTGTCCTGTTAACCTCTGCTGAATACTCACCACTACACACACCAACAGATGCATTCTCCTGTCCAGTAGCAGAACTCTGAGGTACAGGTGAACCACATCCAGTACGAGTCACAGTAGTTTCTTCAAAACAATTATCAAATGCTGGGTCAGTACATTTCTCTTTTACAATGACAGGTATCTTAACTGGGTCTGGCATGTCCTCACCGAACACATATCCTTCTATACCTTCATACTTGTAGTCAGATCCAGGTTGCATCATTTCATAGTACACCTTGAAGTCATCATAATCATCGTCACCATTCAATAGATCTTCCCACCACTGCCAGTTCTCTGAGTTGAATCTAACCTTAGATACATCATCTGGATTCATCGTTCTATTAGAGAAGAACACCCAGTCAGATTGTGACGATGCACTGTTCTTATATCCACCACTGTTAGCAGTAAATGTTATGGTCTGTCCATCTGTCAGTCCATTGTTACCACCGTTAGGAACTAAGAAGAATACAATCTCTTGGTTAGGGTATTGTTCTAGTACACTGATAGGAATCTTGTACTGTGTTGTATCGATATTTTGTTTTACTCTTCCTTTAATAACTCTTGCCCAAGATATACTATCTCCTGCTGCATTTGTAATAGCAATACCCCATGAACTATCATACCCTGCATTTCCAGCAATAATATTATATGAAATGATGACAGGTGCTGCTGGTCTGTTCATGATCCTATACGACAATCTGTTTGGTAAGTATGTCGCTGGTTTATCTGTCTGTTGTGCCTTGACTAATGAATACTTGTGGTCAGGGGAAGGACCAGGGGTTACTTCTGTTAGAGTTCCTATCCTGAGTGTAGCATTACAATCACTACCATCACCGTCTCTTAAACATAAGAACTCACCCCCATCTTTTACAGTGGAGGAATAGTTTATACCAGACACAGCATACGACTGTCCTGCTGTCACATTAACCATTGTTGATGAGTTACCTCTCCTACCTGATCGTGTGAACGTTGCTCCTGCAACAGTCAGTGTATCAAATGCAGTTCCTGCTGTGCTTGGATTATCTGACCATTTCATATCTAACTTAACACTACCAGTTCCTGTTCCACCTATCACTAGGTTAGTACCACTGAATGATGCTGTTATTGCTGGTGATCCTCCACGATAATATCTGTGTAGTTCCTCTACTTGTTCACCCTGTGACAATGCTGCTACTGCATCCGAAGGTGTCTTGTACACATACCCTAGTATCTCACCATTTGTCATGCCTGCTGCGTTCATAGTGGCACGTTCACCACTTCCAGCAGAGTCAGGTACACCTGGGTTAGTAACTAAGAATGTATCTTCTGTGCTTGGAGAGAAGAATCTATAAAGTGGTACAGTTCCATCTAATTGTTGACCTAGGATATAGAATGCAGGGTCTGATCCCACAGAGACGTATCCTGCTTTGTCTGGGGCGGGTGTGAGACCATATCTACTGTCCTCTGCACCACCACCTATGATTTCTAATGTGACAGTTAGGTCTCTCAAACCTGGGTTCCATGTATGTGTTGCTGTTGTACCTATCGCAGGCAGTGTACCTGTCCATGAGTCTACCCACCACTCAGAATCATACTCACTACCATTTAATATACCTTGTGCTTTGAATGTAATAGTGGCACTACCCATGGTAACTGTTCTTGTTTGTAATGTAGTGCTATTGAAATATAAATTACCTGATTCACTGCGTACTTTACCACCCTTATAGTTTCCTGCTACATCAGTAGTAACAACTCTAAGGTTATGTTTAAGAGCAGCAGAACTACCACCAACTGCATTGGAGAATGGTGCTATTGATACGTTAGGTTGTGCATTTCCTTTTGCATACTCATATATTCCTATGCGTGGACCGTTGCAGTTCTCTATACATATCTCACCAGTAGTAGCATTCTCTCCTCTGAAATAGAATGACTTACAGTCAGCACCTGGGGTTCTCCATGTGCCTGTGACATATGGTTTGAATATACAGTCGACTGCATCTTTAACACACTGTTCCCACCCTGGATCTCCATCTTCATTGAGTCCTTTACATACGAGTTCCCTACCAGATTCTAATACAATATAGATTCCTTCCTTTGCTTGTTGTGGATCTGTACTTTTCTTAACACTACCATCTGCTAGTCCATTCATGACCTCTTCACAATCATCATTAAGACTGCCTGGGTCTGGCATCGTTGGTGGCATTGAGATAGGACCTACGTCACCGAACTGACATATAGTAAGGTCAGGGAAGAGTTCACATAACCAATCAATAGGACCAACAGGATCTAGTTTGATTACATCAATACCACTAGGACCAATCGCTTCTTGTACTGGTGCTAAGTCAACAGCAGGGTAACATCTTTGTACTATATCTCTGATGACCTGACCTGGGTTTATGACTGACGCAGCAGGAGGTTCACCCTGTCTATTACGAATAGGTTTACCAGTAGAAGGTGTGAGTGGTGGATTGATAGGACCATAACACTGGTCCACAATATTTCTTATCGCTTGTCCTGCTGGTGTTGCTGCTGGTGGTTCTGATTCTCCTTGTCTTTGTCTAGGATACGCACCCTTATTTGATGGTGCTAATGCAATAGGTAAACCATCATAACAATTATCTACAATACTTCTTATTAAATCTGATGGAGACGCAGCAGGAGGGGGTACTGAGTCATCTACTGTCGGTGGTCTTGCTGTACTTACTCGTGGTGACCCTGGTGCATCAGGGGTAACACTAGGTATACTCTCAACAACATAGCAACCACCAACAGATATCCGAATGTTCTCACCCGCAGGAGTGGGTGGAGTTGGAGGAACTTCACCCTGTCTTGCTCTTGGATAACTATTGCTTGTGGTACTACTGGGTAGCAGTGGTATTCCGTCCGAACCGTAGCAAGGATTTCCTGCAACCATAAAAAAAGACCTAGTATAGGTCTAGTTATTTATCCATGATATAGAAGGGTGGGAGGAGGGAATACATTTTACCCTCATGCTATGGGAATCGCTAGTGCGAAAATTAGTACATAACAACAAGAGTTCTATTGGTCATAGTTCTGCCGAAGCAGCGGGCACCACCCCTAACTCTTTACATTACCCCGCCTAATTCCAACAGGGTTATTCAGTCACTCCCTTGTGAGTTAATTACTCTCACCCTTATAATATAACACTACTTGCCGATCTTGTCAACTGCTGCTCTTGCTTTCTCTAAGATCTCACCTTTTAGAGGAACGAATCCTAGTTTAGGTGCTTTATCTTGGTACTCGTCACTAAGTAGTCTGCTCAATGAAGACTTGATTGCGTCAGTACTTCTACCATTACCAGTTTCATAAGCAAGTACCCATGTCAATGTAGCAATAGGATATGCTCCTGCCTTTGTTGGGTTAGGATTCTTTCCTGCTAGGTTTTCATCTAACTCAATACCATTGAGTGCTAATGCTCCTGCTTCAACAGATGGTTTTACAAAGTCACCATTCAAGTTTTGTAATGCTGCTGCTCTAACAGTGTCATCAATATAAGATTGGTTTACATAACCGATAGCACCAGGTGTATTCTTAATCACTCCTGCTACTCCTGCGTTACCCTTACCACCAACTCCTTTTACCCAAGCAACTGACTTACCTGTACCTAGTGTCCATGTAGGAGAGAATGCTTCCATACTATTTGTGAATGCCTTAGTTGTTCCAGAACCATCTGAGCGATGTGCCCAAGTTAGTTTCTGGTCATCACAACCAAGTTCCTTCCAGTTGTCAATCATACCCATAGCAACTTCAACTGCCTGTTGTTGTGTGAGTTTTAAGTCACAACCAGGATTGTTGTATCCAAAAGCAATAGTTCCACCTGTCATAGGTATCTGAACTAAACCTCTTGTCACTTTGGCAATGTCTGCGTCCTTCATAGGATCATCAGATGCACCAAAGTTTACTGTTTGATCGATGAATGCTTTTCTACCACTACCAGATCCAACTGCCTGATAGTTTACTCGTGCTGCACCTTTTTCTTTTGCAAGGTCAGCAAACCAACGAGTGTAAATTTTGGCAGGGAAAGATGCTCCTGCTCCACTTAGTCTGGTTGATGCTTCTGCTATCGGTGTGATCGTAAACAGACCGAGCAGGGCGACTGCGAATGCTTTCATTAGTTTTAGTTTATAAACTATTAATAATTATACAACATACCTGTATCATAAACTACATTTAAACTTCTCTTAATTTGTATTTCCTGACATAAAAAAAGACCCCTGTTGGGGTCTTGAAAGTTATGTTAGGACTGGTCCTAATCCGATACCTATTGCAACAAAGAATATGAATTCAAATATTGAAATGTATCCTCCATACTTTACTAGAAATTGAGTCATTTGTGCTTGTGCTCCTCAGCATATGTTTATAGTGCGTTACCACGAGGTAGTACTTCCTCTGGGAATACGAAGTTCTCATGAGGTTGATCAACTGATGACATCCATGCTCTCATACCTTCGTTTAAAAGAATGTTCTTTGTATAGAAAGTCTCGAACTCTGGGTCTTCTG